TTGATGGGTGTTCTCCCGAACTCTCAATTTGGTGATGTTGCTGTTTTGGACATTTCTAATTCTGGCGCTTCTAATGTTGTTTTAGGTCCTGATGATAAAAAGAGTACTGTTGGTGTTGCTTCTGCTATTACTTCTAATTCTGCTCCAGTTCCTTTCTTTGCTTTGCAAGCCTCTGCCTCTAATACTGTTCCTTTTGCATCAACTCTTCGTGTTGATTTGTCTACTTTACAGTCTCAATTTACGGTTCTCGCTCTTCGTCAGGCCGAAGCTCTTCAGCGTTGGAAAGAAATCAGTCAGTCTGGTGATAGTGACTACCGTGAACAGATACGCAAACATTTTGGTGTGAACTTGCCTCAAGCTCTTTCTAATATGTGTACCTATATCGGTGGTATCTCTCGTAACCTTGATATCAGTGAGGTTGTCAATAATAACCTTGCTTCCGAAGATAATGTTGCTGTTATTGCTGGTAAAGGAGTCGGTGCTGGCAATGGTTCATTTACTTATACTACTGACGAACATTGTGTTGTTATGTGTATTTACCATGCCGTGCCTTTGCTTGATTATACGATTACTGGTCAAGACGGTCAACTTCTTGTGACTGATGCTGAATCCCTTCCTATCCCGGAATTTGATAATATTGGTATGGAAGTTCTTCCTATGACACAGATTCTTAATTCTCCAAGAGCTTCTATTGCTAATTTGTTTAACGCTGGATATAATCCTCGTTATTTCAATTGGAAAACTAAGCTTGATGTTGTTAACGGTGCATTTACCACTACTCTTAAGTCTTGGGTTTCGCCTGTTACTGAATCTCTTCTTTCTGGTTGGTTTGGCTTTGGCTATAATGAAGGCGATGTTGACAAGAATACTAAGGTTGTCTTGAACTATAAGTTCTTTAAGGTTAATCCTTCTGTCCTTGATCCTATCTTCGGTGTTGCTGCTGATTCTACTTGGGATACTGACCAGTTGTTGATTAATTCTTATATCGGTTGTTATGTTGCCCGTAATTTGTCTCGTGATGGTGTACCTTATTAATTTTTATTTTGATTATGATAGGAAAATTTAATTCTTTGGAATGTCTGGAACAAGGTTCTGGACTTACTCCTAATGTTGAGCCTGATGCTTTTGCAGTTGCTCCTGAGTTTGATTGTACTGAAGAACTTCGTGTAGAGGTTGATGATACTGATGAAACTCGTCCGGTTCGCTATACCTCTGATGTTCGTTTGATTCTTCACACCAAGGACTTGACTTCCCGTGCTGGTCTTGCTATTGCTTCTAAGTTTGGTCAAAGTAAACAGTCTGCTTCTCAGATTCAGCAGATTATGGATAACATGTCTGATGATGACCTTTTGGCAACGGTTCGCTCCCGGCATGTTCAAGCTCCCTCTGAAATTATTGCTTGGTCTAAAGAGTTGTCGGCTTATGCTGAAAATCTTGAGTCCCGGGCTCAAGAATTGATTGATGTTGAAAATGCTAGACAAGAAGCAGAAAAAGCGGCTGCTGCTTCCGCTGAATCTGCTTCCTCTGAGTAATGGGTCTTCTCGGTTCAATCTCTGGTGGTCTCCTTGGCATTGGCTCTTCTGCAATTCAAAATTCACAGAATAGACAAAATGTCAGGGAAACCAACCAGATGAACTATAAGATAAATCAAATGAATAACCAGTTTAACGAGCGTATGGCTATGCAGCAGCGCGATTTCCAGGAAAATATGTGGAATAAGGAGAACGAGTATAATACTGCCTCCGCGCAACGTCAACGCCTCGAAGAAGCTGGTTTAAATCCTTATCTTATGATGAACGGTGGTTCTGCTGGAACTGCACAGTCTGTTGGTTCTGGTGCTTCTGCCTCTTCTGCCGGTTCTGCTGTTATGCAGCCTTTCCAGGCTGATTATTCCGGTGTCCAGCAGGCTATAGGTTCTGTATTCCAGTCTCAGGTTCAGCAAGCCCAGGTCTCTCAGTTACAAGGACAGAAAAACCTTGCGGATGCCCAGGCCATGCAGTCTCTTTCTAATGTTGATTGGTCCAAGATGACGAAAGAAACCCGTGAGTATCTGAAAGCTACTGGTTTGGCTCGTGCTCAGCTTGGTTATTCCAAGGAAATGCAGGAATTTGATAATATGGCTTTTGCAGGTCGTCTTTTGCAGGCTCAAGGTACTTCCCAGTTGCTTGATGCTGAAGCTAAGACTGTTCTTAACAAATATCTTGACCAGCAGCAGCAGGCTGATTTGAATGTTAAGGCCTCTGAGTATTATAATCAGATGTCTCATGGACATTTGAATTATAATCAGGCCAAGAAAGTTCTTGCTGATGAGGTGTTGACTTATGCCCGTGCCAAAGGTCAGAAAATCAGCAATAAGGTTGCTGAATCCACTGCCGATTCTTTGATTCGAGCTTCCAATGCTTCAAATCATTCTAATGCTGAATTTGAGCTCGAAGCGGCTAAATTCAATCGTGAGCGTGCTCGTTCTCGTAGTATTGAGGATTGGTATCGCTCTCGTAATGAAGGTAAGAAATATAAGTATTATGATGCTGATAAGGCTGTATCTTATGGTACTTCTATCGGTAACACTATAGGTAACTTCTTGCCTTGGTAGTAACTTTTGTTTGTCATGTTTTGCCCGGCTCGTAGTGATACGCGTCGGGTTTTATTGCTTGGAGTAACTTCTGGCAACCGCGCGTAGCGTGGTTATACACCTACTGAATTTCGGGACGTTAGGACTGAAATCAGAGCCGTAGGCTATAGTAATGCCTTCCTACAAGCTTGACGCTTGCAACGCGTAAGCAGTCTTCCTCTAATCTTTTTTTCTTCCGTCGCTGCTAAACACCTAAAATATAAATTGGCGAAGCCTACATGAGTTTGCCTGGAAGGAAAGCGATTTACCTCATCGCTTTCAGTCTCCTCTTGTCTTATATACGCAAACTCACAGACCAGCCTGCCACCCATATAGCTTTTTATTAATAAGTATAAAAAATATGTGTGTTTATTTGCTCTTTTCAAGACTTTTTTTTTATCTTTGCTCCGCCCTTGAAAAACAAGGCATAACTAATGTATAATTAAAATTTGTTAAGTGTATGGAAAATTGTTATTTGTGTTCGATTCAATCTAAGGAGAATCCCGGTAAGAATGAGTGTGTTTTTGTTCCTGCTGATCAGATTGCTGATTTTATTTCTTCGGCTCTTACTCCGGATTGTTTGCTAATTGTATCTATTTGTTCAACTTTTAAGTATGGTGTTGATGATGAAAAGTGAAACTAAATCTAAAATCTGGTCTGCTATTATTGCAGCTGCTGTCAGTCTTCTTACGTCTATTGCCCAAATTTTTTCGTAAGTCATGAATCCTGAATTAATGAAATTTATTGAATGGCTTCTCCGTCGGAACATCCATTTTTCTGTTACTTCTGCTCTTCGTACTGTAGCGCAGAATAATGCGTGTAATGGTTCTAGCACTTCTCAGCATCTGACTGGAGACGCCATTGACTTGGCGCCTATTGATTTTCCGATTGGTGTTTTCTCCTCGATAGTTGAAGATTCTCCCTTTGAGTTTGACCAACTTATAATATATCGTACGTTTATTCACGTTTCTTTTGCTCGTGGTCGTAAGCCCCGTCAAATGAAACTTAATTTTACTGATAGAAAATGATTACCAAGGAATTGCAGAATAAGTTAGTGACTCGTTGTCAGCATCCTCGTACGGTTGTCAACAAGTATACACATGAGCCTGTTGTCGTTTCCTGTGGCTCTTGCCCTTCTTGTATTCTTCGTCGTTCCGGGATTCAAACAAACCTGCTTACTACTTATTCTGCTCAATTCCGTTATGTTTATTTTGTTACTCTTACTTATGCTCCTTGTTTCCTTCCTACTTTGGAGGTTTCGACTATTGAAGCTTGTACGGATGATATTGCGGATGTACCCTGCGTTCCCGATATCAATGACTTGGACGCTGGTGACCCTAACACTTATTTGTTTGGTTTTCGTAGCGTTCCTCGTTCCGCTTCTGTTAGGTTAAAAAACTCTACCGTCGAACGTACTTTTAAGGACCCTGAAATTCGGTTTACTTATGGTATGAAACCTAAGGAGCTTTTGTCTATTCTTGGAAAGATTAACCATAATGTTCCCAATAGGATTCCTTATGTTTGTAATCGTGATCTTGATTTGTTTTTGAAACGTTTAAGAAGTTATTACCCGGATGAAAAATTACGTTACTACGCTGTATCAGAATACGGCCCTACCAGTTTCCGCCCGCATTGGCATTTGTTATTGTTTTCCAATTCCGAACGATTCTCGCAAACTGTTCTTGAAAATGTATCTAAGGCTTGGTCTTACGGACGTTGTGATGCGTCACTGTCGAGAGGATTCGCAGCTCCGTATGTTGCGTCGTATGTTAACAGTTTTGTCGCTTTACCCGACTTTTATACTCAGATGCCAAAAGTGGTGCGACCTAAATCCTTCCATTCCATTGGATTTACAGAGTCAAATCTCTTTCCTCGAAAGGTACGAGTTGCCGAAATTGACGAAGTTGCCGATAAGTGCCTTAATGGAGTCCGCGTTGAGCGCGATGGATATTTTCGCACAATTAAACCTACATGGCCGTATCTCCTTCGACTATTCCCCCGATTTTCGGACGCTATTCGTAAATCTCCATCGAGTATTTACCAGTTATTATCTGCTGCGTTCACAGCGCCCGGACGAGTCATTCGTAGCGGATGTGCTGATATAGGATGTGATCCTTTTAATGTACTTTCTAAGCAAAGTATATTATCTTTTTGTAAACAGTATTTAAATTATGTAGATAGTTATGGAAAAAGAAATGATGAACGAAATGTTTTTTCGCCTAAAGGTAATTTACCGTATAGTGATGTTCTCATTCTTTCTGAATGTCGTTTGTACGATGGTGTTGATTTGGACCCTGTTCATCGTACGTCCCGTCTCTACCGTTTTTTCCTCGGAATTTCGAAGTTTATTCGAACATATTCAACAGATGGATGCTCAGAATTCTTCTGGTCCAGCGGCACTCCTGGAGGAGACCTCTTTTGCCGAGAGAGGTTTTTGCGAATAATCTCTGAGAAAATAGTTAATTTTTGGAATCGTTATGAATATAATCGTCTTGTAGATTTTTATCAGACTTTGGAGGATTCCAATGATAAGGATTTGGTCGATTTTGAGCTTCGTAACTATTCCTTCCGTTATAATAGGCTTCCTGATAATAAGGAAAAACCTTACCATGAATTACCTCTTGTTCGTCGTTTGGCTGCCGCTTCATTGATGAAATGTAGGGATAAGGTTAAGCACAAGAGGATTAATGATTTGTCTGGTATTTTCTCTTTCCAGGATGTTCCTGTAATTGTTTAATTTTCAATTTTTTAATTATGGCTTCTTACACTGGAATGTCCAATATTCAGAATCATCCTCACCGTTCTGGATTTGATATTGGACGTAAAAATGCATTTACTGCGAAAGTTGGTGAGCTTCTCCCGGTTTACTGGGATATTTCCATGCCTGGTGATAAGTATAAGTTCAACGTTGAATACTTTACCCGTACTCAGCCCGTTGAAACTTCTGCTTATACCCGGTTGCGTGAATATTTTGATTTCTATGCTGTGCCCTTGCGCCTTCTTTGGAAATCTGCTCCTTCTGTGTTAACTCGAATGCAGGACATCAATCAGATTCAAGCTTTGTCTTTGACTCAGAATTTGTCTTTGGGTAATTATTTGCCTTCTTTCACCTTGTCTATTATGTCAGGTTGTTTGAGTCGTTTGAATTCTGATAGTTGGTCTCCTGGCGGTCTTTCTTCTTTAAAGAATATGTTTGGGTTTTTTCGTGCTGATTTGGCTTATAAATTGTTGTCTTATCTTGGTTATGGCAATTTTCTCCAAACTCCTCCTTCTAAGAATAACCGTTGGTGGTCTACTTCTTTAAAACATGATGATGACCCAAGAGGTTATACCCAGCGGTATATTCAAAATAGTTATGTAAATATTTTCCCTCTTTTGGCTTATCAGAAGATTTATCAAGACTTTTTCCGTTGGTCCCAATGGGAAAAAGCTAACCCTTCTTCCTATAATGTGGATTATTATAACGGAGTTTCTCCTTCTCTGATTCCTGTTTTACCGGATTATAATACCGATTACTGGAAATCTGATACAATGTTTGACCTCAAGTATTGTAATTGGAACAAGGATATGTTGATGGGTGTTCTCCCGAACTCTCAATTTGGTGATGTTGCTGTTTTGGACATTT